GTTACCACTAACACCATTTTGTGCAGCTGCCGTGAACGTTCCACTGTACGTAGTAGGTCTGGTAGTTGTAGCCGCTCCTGCATAGAAGTTGTTAGAGTCTACATAAGCAAATCTAGCGTAGTACAAGTCTGACGTTTCGTTATTGCCATAAGTATTGGTATTAAGCACATCCATAACATCGTAAAGAGTGCTGTTCGGGTCATTAACAAAATCTACAATATTGCTCTCAGCGGTAGCGCCGTCACTTTGCATATCAAAGACGGTATCCTTGCCTCTCTTGGCAGTAACCGCAGCTCGCAAGCCATAGGTAGTGACTCCAGTGCCTGTATTAGTAGAAGAGTAGTTATACCCTAAGCCTGGATGTAGTGATTGTAGGTTAATCGTACCACCCGTTGCCGAGGTAGGAGCTATGGTATTACCTAGAGAGTATACGCCAGAGCCGACCCAGCCTGATGCGTCTGCATCAGTGGGAAGTCCCGATAGTCCACCTTCGGCAAATCTCCAACTGTGCTGAACGTCTCCCATGGCAGTATAATCAACACCAGGAGTTCCAAACAGTCTCAGACCCCCCGCAGGACCAGCCATAGAGCTAGGAGCTCCGAAAGGCTTATCGTCGTTGTCTAAGAAGCCAGCGTTACTTCGTAAATCACTTACAGAAGGTTGAGCTACAGTTCCTCCAGGTCCTTGTAGAGATACATCTCCACCACCAGCGACCTGACCAGTAGAGCCTAAAGCGCTAAAGTGGCTTGCAGTACTGGCAAAACCGCGAACTTTCATGTAAGCACCTGCGCCAGCGAACTTAGAAACGAAAGCGCCAACGTGTCCTTCATCGCCGCTAACGAAAGTAAACGGAGCAGATTCATCTAGGTACGTGGCTACAGTTTCGTTAATAGTATTAATAACTTGGTCTTGGTCAGTAGAGCTTGGCACACCGACAACGTAAGGGTTATCAGGGCTTACTTGAACTCCATCTTGGTTCCAAACATCAATGAGGAAAGCGTAAGAAACTCCAACACCAGCCGATTCGTTAAGACCACTTAGGGAGGAAACCCAGACAGCAGGCTGAGTACCAGCCGATACGTTTACGCTAGCAGCACTTTGTGTTTGAGCTGCTGCACGAACGAAGTAAACTGAGTTTGTTCTCTCCAGAATTTGGTAAGCACCCCACAGACCCTGACCGCCAACAACAGTTCTTGGGTCACCAAAAGTGTTTATTAACTGCTCTGCATTAGATACTAAGATTGCCTTATCTACGGGACCTTTAGACCCAAAGCCGAGAACCCCAACAACACTGCTGTTGAGGGAAGGGATGTAATCAGAAAAATCTTTTTCTATTACATAATTTCCGGGACTTACGAAACTTGCCATTTATATTCTCCTAGTTTTCATTTGTTACTTCAATTAACCTATTCTGAAGGTGTGAATTTGCGGTGGAAGAAAGAGTAACCCTGGGAACTGAAATAGCGTCACCCGGATTTAGCCAGAAATGTTGCCACTCACCTTTAATCATCAGAATAAGTTCTAGTCCACTACCGCAAACATTAGCGACTCGCATAGTTTTAGGCGTAACAACGGGAGTAGTTTTGGGAGTTGATTTTTTAGTTGTGGTTTTTTTAGCCATTCTCTTCTCTATGTATTATTTAGAAGTTTCCGACGAGATAATGGTAAACTTTTTATGTAAGTTCTGTAGGAACAACCAAACTCTTAATCTTCCCGTTAGTTGCAAGGAGATATTTGTGCTGTGGAAGGTATCCCTCCACGTTAACGGTAAAAGCTTTTTGAACTATTCTATCCTGTCTATCCCCTACACTCAAAGTTGATTGGTCTGTAGAGTACGCAATGAATGCTGGAGTGCCCTTTCCGAAAGAAGTGGTAACTGGCATGGAGGGTCTGAAGCTGTCCTCCAGCTGCTCGGAGAGTTGGTTTAAATCTTCGATGTACTTTGCCCACAAGTTTATCCTATACATCAGGTTCAGGGCTTTAGGAGCTAAGGAAACTACTCTCTGAGCCCTTCTAGTCTCAACGTCAAACTTTCTTTCCATAACAACATTAAAATCAGGCTTTCTTCTGTTTACATCTTCCTGGGTGTTGATAATAGAGACGGAAACTAGAGGTAATTTAAAAGTTCTTGTTTCAGATAGTTTAGCAACAGCTCTCTCTTGGTTGGCAAAGATAACCTCAATATCTTCTATAGCTCTCCCCTGCGTATCTACGATACTAAACCCTCTAAGATTATCCATCAGGGACTGAGTATACTCCCGATAAAAATTTACTCTGTTATTATTTTTCCTATCCAGCTCTTGAAGCTCATCGTACAAGTCGTTGTATAGTTTTGCACTAGAGTTAACAAAACCCGAGGCACTATTAATAACTAGTATCTCCTGGTCAACAGGAGGATTAGGAGGAGTTAAGTTTCCAGATAAGGTAGTTTTAGTAACCATTATCCAAAGGTAGTGAATGCGGCTGGCGGTTCTTCGATTTCAGTTAGAAGCTCTTGTAATAGTGTAGCTTTCTCAGCTTCAGACTCTTGTGATAGTTGAGGACCATTTAGCTGTGCTCCACCAGCAGGAGAAGGTAGTGTAGTATACTTACCTCTTATTTGACCAAGAATACCTTTAGACACAGCGGTAGCATATCTTTGCAGCCAATTAATATAATAGTGGTGAAGTGTAGGAGTGTTTAGAGCTTTGAATATAACCACAACCTGTTCGTTAATACTCGTAGGGACAGGGAACAGCTGTAGGTATTCACCATTAACCACGTTAAACATACCCTCTCTACCTAGAACTCTTCTCATGGTTTTTAAAGAAGTTTGTAGGATAAAGAAATCAGCTACTCCAAAATCTTGGAACAAGAAGTTTTCCTGGAAATATTTAATGAAGAAATCAAACTCTAGAGTTCCTGATTGCTCTGCAATAGACAATAATGTTTTTTTGTATGCTGCGTATTGTAGATTATTTAAAACGAACTTAGGTAGTTTATATAAGCCTACACCCAGCTGTGTTTGAAACGTCATATAGTTTATACACCAATCAGGAGCATGATAATCTAATCTAGATATAGCTTCATCTATAGCAGTTAATATCTGGAAGTTTGTTAGTTCTACTCTTACTACTGGATGTCCTAATCTAGCTTTTACAGAATCTTTTATAATAGTATAAAACTCATTAAAGGCAACTCTATCGGTAAAACGACGACGATTTAGCGAATCAAAATCAATTTCATTGCCAGAAGTGGTTAACGCAGACGCGGCAACTCCTGGGTCTTCTCCTACTCTAACGCCAAAAGTAGAGCCGTAGGAAGAATTAGGTACAACAAACTTAGCCATGGGTATACTATTATATAGCCCAATAAAAAGAAGAAGCCCACTCAAAAAGAGCGGGCTTCTATTATTAATCAGTCGTTATCCGTTAGGGAGCGACTTGGCTATTCAGAGATGCCTTAGCGAACGGAGTTAACAGGTAGTTAGAGTTCGCGCCGATAATACGGATGATTCGGTAGAATCTGGACTCAGGTCCAATACCGACCTTGCCGTACCTAGTGAGCAAGCCCTTTCTAGGTTGGAAGGTTTCTGGGTCCGTAATGGTTGGTAGCATCTGGAGCGGAATGTATGGGCAGTAGCAGTAGCCAGCATCCATAGGTGAAGAACCTTTGTAGCCCAGCATGATTTCATCATCTGGGTAAAGCGGGTCAACGTAAACGTCGAACTGACCCATGAACTTACCTTTGTATTGGATGTTAGCACCGAGAGTGCCGATTTCCTCCTTAGGTGCGCCACCCTCAAGCTTAGAAGCTGAGTAAAGGATAGCAGCCATGAATGGAGAAGTAACAATCCAGTTAGCAGCACCACGCAAGGTACTCTTGTAGATATCTTGCGAAGCGAACTGAATCGCAGCCAACAAGTTGGCATATACTTCACCAACGTGACGAGGAGCTAGACCAAGTGCACTCGTACCAAAGTCCACAAGAAGGACGTTTTGTAGCGAGCCAGCAGGGTTAGTACCAAAGTAACCGTTAGTGGAATCGTATTGGTCGGTAGTAACACCAAACTTGTTGGCATTATCGACACCATTCATAGCGTAATCGAATGCGCCTGGAGTAAAGTTTACGCCATCGCTACCAAAGTTGTTAGCGTTAGGCTGTTCCAGGCTGCCACGATAACCCCATGCAGCAGAGTTCAGACCCCAATCGTAAGCTAGGTTACGAATGTCTTCGATGATTTCACGGTCAATCTCAAGAGCAACTTCCTTACCAAGAAGGTCAGTCAGTTCACGCTCTAGGTCAAGGTTGTGATAAGCACGAAGGTCTTGTGCAGCCTCTAACGTCCAGAGAGCACGGAACTTACGGGTACGAGCCGTAACTGCCTGCTGTTCGATGTGGAAGTTAATTTGAGGAATAGCTGAACCAGAAAGTCTTTCACCAGCAGATACGTTGTACTTAGCACCGTAGTAATCAGTTGGAGCAACAGAACTTGGGAAGTTCGCAATGAAACCACCGACTGTATCAGGTGATGCAGTAAAAGCGTTACCAGAAAGACCAGATAGAGTCTTACCGCCAGCGCCAGCAGCGTCAGTGCTTACATCAAGTGCGCCTAGGTTACCCTGGGTAGTAGCAATCTTGCCTGCATAAGTGATGTTAAATCTGCTGTACATAGTGTTACCTTCACCACCGGCAGGGTTAGTAACTCGGTCACTACCTAAGTAGAATACCTGAGAAACTGGACCTTGCATGGGCTGAACACCAGCAATCTTGTTAGCAATTAGTTCCGGGAACACGCGGCGAACTAGTGGGAAAGCGAACTTTTGAAAGGTACCGAGGTTGCCTACAGTAGTATCTTCTGAAAGCAAGCCGCCGTTCTCTTTCTGCATGTCAGTAAGGACGCTACGAGCTTGGTTTTCAAGAAGGACAGCAGTAGACTCGCGAACATACGCGTCATCAATACCCTCAAGAATAGGCTCCCACTTATGAATGAGAGGATTACCCTCTCTAGAATTTTCAGTGAGATATTGCATTTTTACTTTCTCCCCTCATTAATCAATTGTGAGAGTCTAATAACATCCTCGGATAGGAAGCGATTGGCGCTTGCCTGCTCGGAGAGTACCTTTCGGTCTGGGTCATTAGTGATTACTACAGCGGATTCAGAAGACTTGAAGGGCAGTGAAGCTGCCTCTTCTAAGTTTGCTCGTTGCTCTTGTAGATTAGCAACGCCTTCTTCTAATTCCGCGTTGGATTCTTCAAGGGTTCTAACTTTACCCTCAAGAAGAACGTTCTCCTGTGCAGCGATGTTTAAGCTTTCGTTCAGACTTCCAACGGATTCCTCCAGTTCAGAAATCTTAGCTTCATACTCGCCTAAGGCAGAATTCATGTCTTCATGGTCTATGTCGGTTGCAACCAAAGTCTTAACGGCTTCATATATTTTTAAAGCGCGAGCATTCTCATCACTTGCTTCGAACTCTTGTCTTGCAGCATGACGCATCTCATCTAATTTAAGACGTAAAAAAGAACTAACTTTTGATTCAAGAAGATTAACTTGCTCTTGAACTCGTTCTTCTACAACTTCATCAACCAGAGAACACACTTCTTCAACACTTTGCTCCGAAATACCTTCGGTCAAAGTGCCAATGATTTGTTGAATTTTGTTTTCCATGGTTTCCTCTAGTACAGTTATTTACTTGTTTAAAATCCAAACGCTAAAAAAATTTTACTTTTTGCGCAGTTTTTTCTTTAGCGCAGTAATAAAAACTTTTTCTGCTTTTAAGTTTTCAAGATTCTCTACTATATGCTCCCTTTGTTCGGACACTAGTTGAGATTCTTGAAGGGTAGGGAATGCTCCCTGACAGGAGGGGTCGGACACCATATCCCATGTAATCATCTTTAGGTTGTCTCCAACTTGCATATGGTTTTCACCTACAATAGGAGTTAGTGTTCCGGTGCCTCTAGATGAGATACCAATCTTAACACCTGCCTTTAGTAGTTCTTGAAGAACTTTACCGGAAGGGGTGTTTAAAATCTCTGCTTCTCCTATAACTTGGTTGCCTTCCATATGCAAACCAGTTATTAAATGGGAAGCATTAGTTAAGTGAACTACTTCATTAGAAGGATGGTCTAGCTCACCGACTAATCTTCTTTCGGCAATCATTTCCTGCAATCTATTAACTTCTCGCGCAAGAGTATCTTTTTTATAGATTCTTTTGTTACCATTCGCTTTTTCTGCCTCTTGGAACAGACCTCTAACTTTCATGTTTCCATTTCCGCCACGAGACTCACTAATAATTTCAACGTGACCAAATCCATAAAAATCTCTTAGTAAACTCATTTCTTTCTCCTTTTAATTTTTTGTGGCTTTCCCGTAAAGTATACGGTTGAACTATCGGGAATCTTGGTTACAATGCCAGAGTTCCATGCTTTAGAAAACATCGGGTCTCCTTGAACTACATGCCCTTCGGCAACCTGAATTTTTTTCTTTTTCTTTTTCTTCTTATCCTTATTAAGACCTGGGTACGAATATGAAGGAGCAGGTGTATGTCCTGGTCCTCCCATATTCACGCCAATGGCACCTACCGTAGTCATTTCTTGAAGTATGTGTCTAGCAGCTTTAAGAACTTCAATTTCTTCCTTAGTTAAAGTTTTCTTCAGCCGTTTCGATACATGCCCATTTTGTTGCCCTGGGCGGAAGTTAGGGTCATTAATGTTCTTTAATTTCTTTTGAGCCTCCTTATCACCTTCCTCAGCCTTTATCTGCAAATCTTTCATTTTACCTTCCGCGAGTAAAGCAGATTGAATAAAAAGATTTCTTGCATTATCAGTACAAGGAGGAAGAGCTTCGTGAACAGGAACTCCAGCGGAAGATGCCTTGGGTAATCTAGGGGATTGCATGGACTCATTGATGCTCTGAGTAGGAAAGGATTGAACATTACCTTCCTCATCAGAAACACCATAAGTGCTGAGTATTTCATCAGCCATTTGAGCCATGCTTTTTGCCATTAGTTTACTTCCTTAACATAAAGAGCGTGCTCATACTCATCGTCTTCATCAACGACAATAAATTCACCGTTTTCATCTTCAGATAAGAAAGCGACAAAATCCGCATCCTCTTCACTCTCACAAACAATGTAGTCTCTACCTTCAACGGTTAAAACAGTTTCGTTATCTTCTTCTGCTTCAACGTCTTCAGTAAGACCGACATAGTATTCACCTTCGATTTCGTAGATGTCCTCAGACAGTCCATACTCAACGTCATTAAATACTACGTTTTCAGTTATAACATTAGATTCAGTAAGTTGGCTGTACTGAGTGTCTGAAAGTTCTGCTAGCTTTAAGAACATAAAGTCTTCGTGCTCATAAACAGTTTCTTCCAAACCAAAAACACTACCATTGTTCTCGTACAGAGCGGGGATTTCTTCAGCCTCACCGACTGGAGCAGCTCCTAAACCTTCCATAAGGTGATTTACAAAATCTTGGGGAACTCCTTTAATGCCTAAAGAGTTGTTGTCTTGCGCGATATATTTCATAATTAATTCTCCTCAACTAAAAGACGCGCACCTTCGGGCGTGGTCTTTACTATTGATTCTAATTTATCTAGTCTTTGCTTATACAAATCAACTTCTTTTTTTGTTTTTTTTGCGAAGTTAGTAGGTAAAGGCATATTATCTTTTGCCCATGTTCTAAACCTCTTACTTAGGAGCGGTACCACAACAAAGATAAGTAGGTACCAATAACCAACTTTTTGGAGAAGGTCACCTGCTTCATTAAGGGAAGAAGCTACCGGTCCTATTGGCTCCGGGTCAGAAGAGTCGTCGGGAAAGGTACTTTGGGCTACCGCGACTCCTACTGCTGCTCCTGCTGCAGCTCCTCCTGGACCCGCTAAACTTCCTGCTGCTGCTCCGCCAGCACCGAAGCCAATCGGGGCGAGCATTGAGCAACTAGCAAACAGAAGAGTAAATGCGACTAGGAGCCTCATACCGCAAAAACACCAAGGACGAACCCCGCGACTAGAGCGAGGAGCCAATCCCAGTTTCGGGCGATAGCAGCGTTCAGTTGTTCAAGAATGGTTTTCCACATAATAAGTTATATAGTATTAATTATCCGCGTTGCAATGCAATTCCTGTGGTGTAGCCAACTACTTTGTAGTATACTCCCTCGTCAAACCTAAGAGGAATTTCATATTGAATCGCGTTATCCCCAGAATCGTCCCTTCCTACTGGTTGCCAGTTGGCACCTCCACCAGCGCCGGTTAAGTCTCGCGAACCAGCAGCACGACATGCCAGAGCAACGAACATTGCATATCCTGGAGCTCCTACTTCAAGTGTTCCTGCACCGTTTTCGAAGCCTCCGCCGTCAGGTCCAGCCTGAAATGCATAAGCGGTGAATAAAATGTTAGTGATTTGGCTATGTATGTTTTCTAACCCAGGAATAGTTTTAAGCTTTACGGTTGTTAAAGGTTTAGTGCCGGTAACATTACTAAGGATTGTGTATGGAGTTGAAAGCCAAGACACGGACGTACCTACTGTTTGCTCTCCAATAATAGGAATATTGTCTACTTGAGCTTGGAGAGTTCCAATTAACGTATTGAGCTGGTCTATTTGAGATTGAATGGTGCCTGCACTGAAGTTTCTATTAATTTCGTAGGCAAACTTTTTATTAATCGACCGTAGAGTAGTGAACGGATTTAGTATGTTAGGAGCATCAGCAGTAGCAATCGCCTGTCTTTCAGGTAATGTTAATTCATTAGACCTAAAGAATGGTCTTATATCAATGAGATTATCTTCTGTTAATGCCGTGCCTTCAATATAATTGAAAGGAACTAGTACGTAACATATAGGTAATCCAAAACTACTATTGCTTTGGCTAGCAACATAATCAACTAAATCAGCAACATTGATAGACGCTCCATCAGGACTTTGGCGAAGCGGAGTGTTTTCATATCCTTTTGAATTTAAAATATCAGCAGTAGGAACAGTTGTAAATAAAGGTTTGCCATCTCCAGGGTTAGTCTTTGCTTCGATTAATACAGGAGGTACATTATTTACATCCTGAATCATTGTTCTAGGATTGCTCTTTGTGCCAGTGTTTTCGTATCGAGGTAGGTCGGTTCCTGACCTGCCGAAAGCACCGTTAGCTCCTCTAATAAAATAAGCTCCTCGTAAAACAGACAAGGACGGGGTTCCTCCGTCTTGGTCTTCGGATTTCTCTGCTTTGACGTACACTAAGTCTAGTCTGTACGCAGGAGGCAGGGAGTCTGAATCTGCTGGGTAGTCCTCTACGTTTCCGGCAGAAATCGGAACACTAGGTACGGTGCCGTCTTCATTTAATCTTAGTCTAACTAAAGACGTTCTCGCAGTTCCGCTAGCAAGAAATTGCGCATTTGATTCTACGTCAGTGGTTTTTACGTCAGCCGTTGGTAAACTTAAATCCTGATTGTCTTGGGTTTCTTCTAGTCCCGTAAACCTGTCGGACGCTGAATCCATTCTCGCCAAAAAATTACCAGGGTTAACAAAGACTCTACCGGGGTCGCCGTCTGATAAGAAGGGTTTTAGTTCCCCGAATGAAGCTCGTCCCTGAGTAACATCCAATTGTGAGCGAAGGTCGTCAATCTGAATCTGAAGTCTCTCATCGTTCGTCAACAAATCTTGCAAAGGTAGATTATCGACCTCGTAGTAATACGGGTCGTTTGGTAAGTAATACCGAATATTTTTATTAATTTTATCAGTCATTATACTAAGGAATCTAAATCAAAGATGTTGAGTGAACGCACCCCAGGACTAAAATCTACGGCAGTAGGAGAACCATCTCTGCCTTCACCTCCCGTAGACACGGTGCTTCTGTATATAGATATGCCTCCAATTTGTCTAGTGGCTAGGTGTTTTGCATTTTGGAATAAGCAGGCTCCCGACTCATCTACAAAGTTTCTCATGTATCCTTGCCAATCTCCGTGAAGTGGTGGGATGGCAAACGCAGGAGAAGCAGTTATATTTGTTAAACCAGAATCAGTATTTTCAATATATGGGTTAATGTCCATACCTGAAGCGCTGCCTGGGTTAAAGCTAGCCGGGGTATAGTAGTTAATATCCGGGTTAACATAAGAAGCAACTCCCATAGTACCAGCAGGTAATCCAAAACCAAACACATAATCAGCTCCAGAAGTACTAAATCTGTCTTGGGTAGCTGGGTTTATTTGAGTGAAGTACCTTCTACCTTGAGCACCATTCGATAAAGCTCCAGGAAGCGCGTTACCTTGTCCAAAGAAACTCATATATCCTTGAGAGTTGATTTGGTCTAATGCCCAACCTTCCCCGTCAGCGCCGAAAGTATATTGGTAAGAGCCAGATGTTGGCGTCACACTATTTTGCCACAGGTCTGAGCTAACTCCATAGAAAGATTTAACATCCCCTCTGTGTCCTAGCATCAACCTAAAGATACCATAGTTTTGGAACCCAGCAGCTCCCACTTCACCATTATTGTTAGGGTTACCCGGAGTATACGTTGCATACCTTTGTGCCGCACCAAATTCACCGAAATAATCCAAGGCTACTCCATTACCCCATTTGCCGGAAGGTCCATGATATCCTTTAGATACGCATTCCGAGTATGGGTTATTACCATTAATTAATACATCTTGAACTTTGATTCTGGAAGTATCCGCGATATTCCAAATATGCAATCTAGTTCCAAAGCTAGATGCTTGGAAATGTATAGGAGGCATTTGTGAACAATCTGAAGAGAAATCGTACTGATACTGATTGCCTTGACCTATTCCGCCTTCGTAAGCACCTCCACCTCCATTTCCTTGGAAACCTCCACTTGTGGCTTGGTCTCCCCAATCATTTCCGGGTTCTCCATCAGGATACTGTTCGCGTCCATAATTAGTAGGATTATAAACTACCCCTGATAAGTTGTGCTTATTAACATCCATCTTAAAGTTTACACCAAGAACATCGATGTAACTTCCGTTAACAGCCCTTGCAACCATACCTCCCGTGGTAACGTTATCCATGGCTTCGGACGCGGTATCAACAAGTAATCTACTTTGTCTGTGAGCTTTGCCCGTAGCTGAGGTTGCAGCATTGTACGCAGCTGGAGTGTTTGTGCTGAAGCCATTAGGATACGTTTGCACGTATGCTCCACTACAGGAACTCCACCACAGTGAAGACGTTATATAATTTTCGCTCTTGTAAAGACCTGAGTACTTGACTGATATCGAAGAAGGTGCTGTGCCTTGTCCTGCGGCTCCAGGAACACTGCTTACAAATCCGAACGGGAATCCGCCTAGGTTTTCTAATATAATTCCTGAGTTTTTATTTGCAACAAAGCAGGCTCTACTAGAGTGCACTTCTACCTGAGTATGATTTCTACTATCTAGGAGACCATACTTAACCACTTCCGGGATAGCTCCGTTTGAGGGAGTAGTGAACTTAACTAGAGAATTGTTATCCGCTAATGCGCCAACTCCAAATCTAGAAATTTTAGTAGGTCCAGTAAGTTCAATAGTCGAACCATTATCCGCACAGATAGGGCTAGAAGTCCAGACTCGTGCTTGAGAACCTATAGTTCCTCCACTAGTATCCAAGAAGAATGTAGTATTAGACGCATTCGTTCCTCTAAACGCTACTTTAGAACCGTCTGTTACGTAGGCGATTCTACCTTTGCCTGGAGAGTTCTCCTCAGCAGCTGCGCAGAAGTTAACTAACTCCACATCAGAGTTTCCTTGAACAACCACACAAGGAACATCGGTTGCGCTGCCTCCATTATACCCGGCGTCATTCTTATACCTAGAATACTCCGAGCCGTGCCAAGTTGCAAAGCTTCCGGAAGCAGCATTATCAGTGTCGTTTCT